ATTAAACCAAATATATCGACGATTGTAGCAAGGCAACTTCCTGAGTTTATTCGGGATGAATACCCTTCATTTGTTTCATTCGTTGAAGCTTACTATGCATATTTGGACGCCAATTATAATGGTAGAAACATTGAAGATTATAGAAATTTAGATGAAACTGTTGATAGTTTTATTCAGCAATTTAAAAACGAGTTAAATGTACTTGCTGAACAGTCTTTTCCAAACTATGTTAATCTAAATGAAAAAGAAACCATCATAAGAAAAGCCAAGCAGTACTTTTCTGCTAAAGGTAGTGAAGCTGCATATAAGTTTTTGTTTAGAGCTTTATATGGTAAAGAGGTAGAAATTTATTATCCTTCTGAATCAATTTTACGAGTTTCAGATGGAAAGTGGCAACAAGATCTTTCTTTTTATATTAGTTTAACTACAGGCGATCCTTTTAGCTTAGTTGGTAAGATGGTTGATGTTTATAATTCTGATGGATTACTAATCGTAACAACCTTTGTTGAACGAGTTGTAGAAACAAATATTGGAATTTATGAAGTTTTTGTACAAAGATATACAGGCACTGTTTCAATAGGAGATACCTTAAAATACTCTACTACGTTTGTTGGTACTTTATTGGGAACTATTGTTCGTTCTGAAATATTAAATGCGGGAGCAAACTTTACCGTTGGTCAAATTTTTGATATAAACTCATCAGAGAGTTCAGGAGCTAAACTTAAAATAACACAAGTTTCTTCTTCTGGCGCAATACAAAAATATAAAATTATTGCTTTCGGATATGGGTACGTACGTAACTTTACCGTAAACTTAAATCCAACTTTAGCATCGTTTATCGATCCTTCTCCAATTTCAGTATCTCGAAATGGTGTTGAACAATTTAATGTTCCAAGTAATACGTATACTCAAGGAGTTTCTGAAGCTGGATATATTATTAATCCAAACTATTGGGAAACAGATTATTCAGATGCATTATATTCAGGAACAGTTTTAGGTGGATTTACAGATTCGTATACATTTATTTCTGATACTAATAATATTGCAACTTTAAAGTTTTATACTGGAGCAGTTAACACATATCCAGGATACTATTCCAAAAACGATGGGTTTATTTCAGATGCTATCTTTATTCAGGATAGTAGATATTATCAAGCTTATTCGTATGAAATCAGAATTGACGAACTGCTTTCTAGTTATAAAGATTTAATAAAGTCGTATATACATCCAACTGGAACAGCATTATTTGGTAATTATAAGATTACAAATGTAATAGATTTAGGTACAACTTTATCTCCAACAACTTTACATATAACAAACTATTTTAGTGATGGAGCTTTTGTTACTGAATCTCATACTTTGGAGATTTCTAAGGTGTTTGCTGATGCAGCAAACATTACAGAGTCTCCTTCGTATCACCTAAATAAAGAAACTATAACAGAAACTGTTAGTACGACGGAATCAGGTGCAGTTTATATAAATCCTTATGCTGGAGAAGATTTCTTCGCTGAGGACTATGCTTTAAGTAATGCAGCAGCATCAACATTTTAACTAGGAGAGAACTTTAACCATGAAAATGCAATCAGGAGTTAAGGCGACTGGATCTTTAAAGATTACAGTTACTAATAAAGAAGGAAAAGTAGTAGAAGAAAGAGAAATAGACAATCTAGTTGTTACCACTGGTAAGAATTATATTGCTTCTCGTATGGTAGGTACATCGTCTACTGTTATGAGTCATATGGCTTTGGGAACAGATAACACTTCTCCCGCAGCTGGTGATGCAGCTTTGAGTGGAGAAGTTGGAAGAGTGGCGTTGTCAGCTTTTACCGCTTCTACTAATATCGTAACCGCAGCTGCAACATTCCCAGCTGGAACTGCAACAGGTTCTTTGACTGAAGCTGGCATTTTAAATGCTTCTTCAAGTGGTGATTTGCTTTGCCGTACAACCTTTTCTGTAGTTAACAAAGCTGCTGGCGACTCAGTTGCAATTACTTGGACAATTACTGTAAGCTAATAAAAAAATGACTGCTTCTACTGCAACAATTAAATCAGGACTTAGAACTTCTATCTGCCAAAGTATTGTTAATGATATTCAAACTGGTCGTTCTAAAATGTACTATTTCTTGGGTAAGTCATTAGAGTGGAATCCAACTGCTTCTACGGATTCTAGCCAATACCCCAGAGGAACATATAAGTACGAATTGGAAACAAGATCAAATATATTAACGTACAAAAAAATTCTTCCAGGAGATGTTTCATTTGTAGTTCCAAGAATTGATTGGACTTCAGGAACAGTGTATGATCAATATGATGATAATTACCAGCAATCAACACAAGTGGGAAGTGGGCAAATAACTGTTTCAACTTCTAGTGCTATTGTAACTGGAATTTCTTCATACTTTACCAGTGAACTTGCTGTTGGAGATGTATTAAAAACTTATAATGATATTGAGATAGGAACTATTGCTAGCATTACTAGCGACACTTCATTAACACTAGAAGCCAATTCTCTTATTGCAGCTACAAATACATACTACGATTATGTTCATACTCATGCTTCATCAACTGGAGCAACTTCAATAGAAACTTCTAGATTTTATGTAATAACTGATACCTATAATGTTTATAAATGTTTAAATAATAATAAAGGAGCAGCTTCTACATTAAAACCAACTGGCACTTCTACTGGCACCATAACAACAGCTGATGGATATATTTGGAAGTTTATGTTAAATATTCCTGCAGCATTAAGAAATAAGTTTTTAACTGTGGAGTATATTCCAGTTACTGTTTCATTAAAAAATCAATTTTATTCTGGAGGCGAAATTACTGCTGTTAATATCATCGACGGTGGAAGTGGTTATAGCTCCTCTCCTGCTATTACTGTTGCTGGCGATGGATTTTTAGCTGACAATCCTTATATTATTACAGGAACTACAATTATAGAAGCTGGAGCAGGTTATACTTCTCCTCCATCTTTAACTGTTTCTGATCCAACTGTAATTTCTGGTAGCGAATCTACAGCTACTATGACCTGTACTATTTCAGGAGATGCTGTTGATGCAGTTGCAATTACTTCAGCAGGATATGGATATGACTCTGTACCAACTATTACTGTTGATGAACCTTTTGCTGGAACTACTTGGACAGAATTAACTGCAGTAAACGTATCAGACTATCTTAAACACAATGGAAATTATTACGAAGTAACTGTTGCAGGTACTACTTCTATTGCTGCGCCAACTCACACAAGTGGAGCAGTAACTAACGGATCTGCAGAATTAACTTATGTTGGGACTATTGCTGTAATTGAACCATATATTCTTAAGACAGAAGCAACAATGACAGCTACTGTTACTGCTGGAGTAATAACAGATGTTACTGTAACAGATGGTGGTGTTGGATATACTTACGCCGTTGTAACAGTTACAGATTCTGCAGGTTCTGGCGCAGAAATTATTGTAGATTTAACCACAGGTTCTATTGATACATTACAATCTTCAGTAGAATTACTTTCTGTAGATGGGGGTATACATAACATAGTTGTTGATGAAGCTGGTTCAGGTTATAGTGGTTCTCCATCTGTAACTATTGTTGGAGATGGAACAGGAGCTACTGCAATTGCATCTTTAACTGCAGTAGGTGGTATTGATTCTATAACAATCACTGATGTTGGATCTGGATATACATATGCTACTATATCAATAGGTGGTGGCGGAACAGGTGCAGTAGCAAGAGCTATTATCGCACCTGAAAATGGACATGGTAGAAATGCTGTAAAAGAACTGTATGCAAAAACCTTAGCTTTTTATAATACTGTTTCTATCGAAAAAAATCAAGGATTTGTTGTAAATAATGATTATAGACAGATAGGTATTATTAATAATCCAAATATCTACAATAGCACTGCAAAATATAAAGATAATCTAGGATCTGCTTGTTTTGTTGTTACAGGTTCTATTAATACTTCTAACTTTACTACAGATATGTTGATTAATATTGTAGGTGAGAGTAAAGAATTTAGAATTGTTGCTGTTACTTCAACCCAAGCTTTATTGCTATCAATTAACAATGACGTACCAGCATTGAATGATGTATTTGAAAACTCTACTGGTAATACTTTCATAGTTACAGGAGTAACTAATCCAACTGTAGATTCTTATTCAGGTGATTTGTTCTTTATAGATAATAAAAATGCATTTACTCCTTCATCATCACAATCAATTACTGCTAGAACTATCATACAGTTCTAGATATAAATATGTAAATAACTTAAGAGAAGAGCGAAACTAATGGCACTAAATTTTAACGCTGAACCGTATTTTGATGATTACAATGAGGACAAAAAGTTCTATCGTGTTCTTTTTAGACCAGGATATGCCGTCCAAGCTAGAGAATTAACTCAGCTTCAGACCCTTCTTCAAAGCCAAGTTACTAGATTTGGCAAGCACATATTTAAAGAAGGTTCCATGGTTATCCCTGGACAAATCTCTGTTGACACCAAAATCGGATATGTAAAACTAGAAGCAACTTATGGATCGTCAGGAGTATCTAGCTTTATTAATAACTTAGAAGGTTTGGTCATTGTTGGTCAAACTAGTGGTGTTCGAGCTTTAGTTAAAAAGGTATCTGCAATTACTTCTGCAGATCCAAATACTTTATTTGTTAAGTATCTAGATTCAGGTACTGACAATACAACAAAAGTTTTTGCCAATAATGAAATTATTGCTCCTGAGACTGGTAGTTCAGCGTATACTGTTCAGGCTGCAGCAAGTTCTGCTACTGGCGATGCTTCTCTTGCTTCTATTGAGAGAGGAGTTTATTTTGTTAAAGGAACTTTCGCTCTTGTTTCTCAACAAAATTTAATTCTAGAAAAATATAGCAGTACACCTTCTTATCGTATTGGTTTAACTATTGCAGAATCTTTTGTTGATTCCGACGATGATCAAACATTGTTAGATAACGCACAAGGTTCTTATAACTATGCAGCTCCTGGAGCTGATCGTTATAAAATTGATTTAACCTTAGCAAAACTTTCGCTTGCTTCTACAAGTGATGAAAACTTTGTAGAACTTGCTCGAGTTTCTGGTGGTGAAATTCAACACAAAGTTAGCAAAACAGAATATTCTGTATTAGAAGAAACTCTTGCTCGTAGAACATACGACGAATCAGGTAATTACACTGTAAATCCATTTAAGATTGACGTAAGAGAGCATAGAAATAACGATAGAGGTGCATGGAGTGCTAGTCGAGCTTATCTAGCAAATGATGTTGTTACAAATGGTGGAAATTACTATGTTGCTAGAACTTCAGGAACTTCTGGTTCTACTGCACCTGTACACACAATAGGTGAAGCAACTGACGGTGCTGGTGGTGTTACTTGGTTATACGACCAAAACCCACAATTTAATAGAGGTGTATATGATCCTCTTGACGCTACGACTCCTGGAGATGAAACTAAACTAGCAATTGGTTTGGAGCCAGGAAAGGCATATGTTCGTGGTTATGAAATAGAAAAAATTTCAACTGAGTTTTTACCTGTTAACAAAGCTAGAGATTATACAGATGTTAGCAATGTAAAAATTAATGCAACTGTTGGTAATTATGTTTTAGTTACTAATGTAAATAATCTTCCTAAGGTAGAAGAATTTGAAACTGTATCTTTGTACGATAGAATAACATCTTCTAGAGGAGATTTTGCTGGTTCTGCGATAGGAACAGCTAGAGTTAGAGGAATAGAATACCACACTGGTACGATAGGTTCTACTGCAGCAATTTATAAGCTTATGCTGTTTGATGTTCAAATGAATTCTGGATCTGACTTTAATAAAGATGTAAAACAATTTTATATTAGCCGTGGAACAGCACCTACTAGTTTTACAGCTGATATTTCTCCAGTTACAACTTTACTAACTGGCTCAGGTACTGCTTCTGGAACTACAATTACTGGTACAGGAACACTGTTTGCATCAGAGCTTAGTGTAGGTGACTATGTTTACGTTGGAGATCAAGATCCTTTAAATATTAGAAGAGTTACCACAGTTACAAACAACAATTCAATAGTAGTAGATGCTTCAATAACGGTAACTGGAGCGGTAATCAATAAACTAACTACACAAGTATTAGAGTCCAATAATGCTACATTATTGTTCCCGTTCCCTTATACTTCTATAAGATCAGCAAGAGATTCGTTAAATGCTAATGCTATTTCTTATACAGTTGCTGAACGATTTACTGGAACAACTAACAGTTCTGGTGTAGTTACTTTAACAGTTGGTGGTGGAAATGATGCATTTGCTTCTGAGGCAGATGCAGATAACTATCTGGTAATTGATAACACTAATGGAGATGTTCTACTTCCATCTGCAATAGTAAGAAATACACCAACCAATACTCAGGTTACAATTACAACTTCAGCAACTTCAACATCAGTTATTGTTATTGCTGCTGTTAATAAAACTGGAGCTGGAACAGAAAAAACTAAAACTTTAACAACCGAAACCAGTTTAACAAAAACTACTTCTGATACTGCAACATTGCGAGAAATTTCTTTGGAAAAAGCTGACGGATACAGATTACTTTCTGTATTAATGGATACAGGAACTTTTGGCTCTCCATCGGGAACATATAGTATCGATATTACAGATAGATATAACTTTGATGATGGTCAACGAACGACTTACTATGACACTGCAAAAATTATTTTAAAAGATGGACAACCAGCGCCTACTGCTCCCATTTCCATCGCTTTCCAATATTTTGCTCACAGTGGTAGTGGAGATTATTTTACTGTTAACTCTTATACTTCAACGATTACTTACAGTAAAGTTCCTTATGGATTAACAGACTTTATTGATTTCCGTCCAAGAATAGATGATCTTGGGGGAGATTTTACATCTTCAGGTGCTAGTTCTTCACTAATACCAAAGCGTGGAATAGATGTTGAGGCAGATTTCTCATATTACTTACCACGCAAAGAAAAATTAGCTTTAGATTTAGATGGTAACTTCTTTAATATTTCTGGAGTTTCTGCACTAAATCCTGCTGAGCCGATAGATCCTTCTACTGGTATGGTTTTGTACAAGTTGGATGTATATCCTTATACACTTACAACTGGTTCTGTAGGTGTTCAGTACATCGACAACAAACGTTATACGATGCGTGATATTGGAAGAATAGAAAAACGTGTAGATAACTTAGAGTACTATACTTCGCTTTCTTTACTAGAACAAGAAACAAAATCTTTGACTATTCCAGACGATAGCGGATTGGATAGATTTAAAAATGGTTTCTTTGTTGATAATTTTACAAGTCAATTTGCAGGAAATCTTTCTTCTGCTGATTGGAATTGTTCATTAGATATGGAAAATGGCGAATTGCGTCCTTTCTATTCTATGGATAATGTCAACTTGATAGAATTAAATACACTTGATGCTGATAGAACTTCAGATAATTATCAAGTTACAGGAGATATTGTAACACTTCCTTATACCCACACATCCTTAGTAACTCAACCATATGCTTCAAGAATAGAAAATGTTAATCCATTTGCTATCTTTACTTTCTTGGGTAGAACAGATTTAAATCCTGCCTCAGATGAGTGGATTGAAGTCAACAGAAAACCAGATATTGTTAGAGATGTTGAAGGTAATTACTCTGCTCTAGTTGCTATCGGCGAAAGAACTGGCGTACTTGGAACAGCTTGGAATTCTTGGCAAACTAACTGGACAGGAACTCCTGTTTCTAGAGGAACTGAGTTCTTTACTGGAGGAAGTAACTGGGCTAATGCTAGAGCTCTAGGACAAGGTGCAATATACAGGGGAACCAAAGCTGAATTTGATGCTTTGTTTGGAGCAGCAGGTGGAAGTGGTCCAGCTCGACAGGTTAGGGCAGAAATATTTGCAACTCAAGTTGGTCAATCTAGAACAGGAATTAGAACTACCGTTGCTACTCGTATAGACAAACAATTAGTTCAAGATAGAATTGTTTCTACTGCAATTATTCCTTATATTCGTTCTAGAAACTTACTGTTTACTACTAGAGGTTTGAAGCCATCTACTCAGTTCTATCCATTTTTTGATAACGTAGATATTTCCTCTTATGTAACTCCTGCAACAAAAATAACTTATACCGCAGTTTCATCTTATAGCACAGATTTTAATTTTACAGTAAATGCTGGTGGAGATTCTTCTGAAACAGCTAGACAAGTTGGCGGTAACGTAGATGTTTCGCTAAACAAGGGTGATGTGATTTATGTTGGTACACGTGGTGCAACAAACTACACGAAAGACACCTCTCCTGCAAAGGGTATCTGTGTACATAAAGAGAATATTGACGGAACTTTATCTGTTTATATACTGAACGTAAGTGGTTCTTTTGCTGCTAGTGACGTTATTGTTGGATCTATATCAGGAGCAAGAGGAACGATTTCTGGCTCAGTAACTACCAAAGTTCAAGGTGACGATTTAATTTCTAACGTTGCTGGTGATGTTGTTGGATTATTTAATATTCCTAATAC